TACTTGATGGATTACTTAGCTTTAACTCAAAGTCTAACAGATTTTCTTCTGTATATCCATGTGAATATAGATGAATCATTGCAATCTTATTTAATTCTGATATTATTGTCTTTTGAATTCTTTGAATTGTTCTACTAAATCTTATGTCTTCTTGAGCCAAAGTTGCTTTTGCGCCAATATCTTCATCATAACCAAGATAAGCTTTAGGTATTTTAAGCGCAGCAAAAAGCTTTTTTTGAATATATTCAACATCTTCTATTGCAGTTGTATTAGAACCACCTGCAAGTGTATCAATTCTTGTTCCTGTGTCTCCACCTCTAACAGGTAAAAAATAATCTTCATCAACAGAAAGTGGATTATATCTTAAATCAACTTGACCTGTAGTTTTATTAACAACAGCATTTCGCTTAAGCGAAGTTTGAGCTTGTTCTAAATAATCTTGAATATTTTCTGGAGGAATATTACCAACGTCAATATAGAAAACTCTTCGTTCAGGAGACCTAATAACTCGATAAACAAGCATTGCGTCCTCTATAAGAATAAGCTGACGCCAAACACGTCTTGCACCTTCTAAAACAGACGATCCATAAGGTAAAAATGCGTCATTACCTAATAATCTAAAATGTGAAATTTGCCAGTTTTCTAAAATTCTATTACCTTGTGTAACCCATCTATATCTAACAGCACCAGGATCTTCTGAGTCAAAGCCTTCTTCTCTTTCAATTTCAGAAATCGGAATAGGAAAAACATTAATGACACCATATTCAGGATGTATATCGTTAAACAGGAAAAAATCTCCGTATTTACAAAGATTTCTTACCCACATTACAAGGTTAAAGTCAATATTAAGTGTATCGTAAAACAATTCTGTTAATATTTTTTTAATCATTCTGTTTTCAGAATAAATATGTAAAACTTGTCCAGCAGCATCAGGAGAAACACATTCTTCTGAATAAATATCAAGTGCAGATGATATTTCAGGTGTTGCTTCCATTTCTGAAAAATCGCTATATCTAGCCATTCTATCATATGATCCATAAGCGCTTAATGTGCTGTTATAAACATCGCTATGTGCTTTCTTAAAAACTTCAAGTGATGATTTATCTGAATTTTTATTTTGAAATTTTTTTATTTTTCTTCGGACAACAGGTCCTGATCTAAATAATGTTGTTAGTTTTCTAAATAAATTATTATCTTCTGCCATTATTATTTCCTATTAACCAACTTAAGTCTCCTAAAGGATTTCTTTTACTTGGCTGCTGTTGTGTTCCAAATTGACTTTCGGGCATTATAACCGGAATCAATGGATTTGTTGAATTTATATTGTTATTATAAAAAGGAGATATAACTGTATTTTTTATATCAGTATTATTTATTGACATACCTCTTAATATGGCATCTGCCTGTTGAATTTGATTAGCATTATATTTGCTAGTCGTATTTAAAGAAAGCCAACATCCAATTGCTAAAGACATAATTAAATCATCATTATATCCTTTCATAGCAGTTATTTTTTTACCATTCCAAATGAATGTTTTTAATTCTGAGTATAATCTTTGTGAATATGTTTTTAATGTATTATTTCTTAAAACGTCTTCTAAATTCGCAAGAATTTTATCTCTACTTTCTTTGCTTGTGGTAAATCCAGCCTTTCCTATATTGCCTTCACCGCCATATAGATATTTATATTTTTCTTTTTCTGAGCTAAAATAAATGTTTTTATAGCCTAACTCTTTAAGCTTTATAAGCATAGTATAACCATACGCATTATTTTCAGGGCAAACTATTGCGTTATTAAATCTTCTTGCTATATCATATACAACAGATGCAAATTGATCTGGAGGTATTTTACCTTTAAACTCACAAGAAACTGTTAAGCTTTTTGAGTTAATTACATGAAATGTTGAATAGTCTCCAGAATCACCTCTAGCTATATCTGCTGATAGTGTATATGTTACTCCTTCGAGAGGATATTCCCAATACCATATATTGCTTTGCGGGCCGCTTTTTTCAATTGGATTCTTTATTTGTATTCTTATGTTTTCTAATATATCATTTGTTAAAAATGTGTCACCAGATGAAGCAAAATCGCATAAAAGCTCTTGTGCAACCTGTTTTTTGGACATATTTTTAGTTTCTTTTTCAAACCAATCATCATCTCTTTCTGGATGAACGTCCCACATGAGTTTAATATCATTAAACTCGTTTTCTTTTCTTTCAGCTTTTGTATAAATTTCGTGATACTGGCCTCCAACGCCATTTGGCGTAGATAACAATATAGCTCTACCACCTGTTGATAACGTAGGATATAATCCCATCCATAATTCATCAAAGTTTCGAACAAAAGCAGCCTCGTCTACAATTAAAAGAGAAAGAGCTTCTGAACGGCCAGCATCTTCTGAAGTTGGGACAGCTTTAATTTGTGATCCATTAGAAAATTCTAATTGTTGTTTATTATTTGCAGTAATAACAGGAACTAAAAGCCAATTAGGCATTGATTTTATATAAGTTTTTACTTTTCTTATAAAATTTTGTGCTACAGCAAGCTTAGTAGCAATAATAAGTATATTTTTTTCTTTATAAAAACAAGCTTGCCAAACAGCATATGCAGCTACTAATGTTGAAAGCCCTAGCTGTCTAGATTTTAAAATAATATTAAATCTATGATCGTTAAAGTCTTGAACACAGTCGTCTTGAAAAGGAAAAGTTTTAAAAGGAATTAAACCTTTTAAAGGATGCTGTATTTTTAAATATTTGTTCATAAAATAGACAGGATCTTTTCCACATTTTATGATTTCAGCAACTTGACCTTTTTTATGAGAAGACATTAAGCTACCTCATAAACCACTGTATAGGAAATCTTAAGGCTTCTATGAGGGCTATAAGGACTTACTGTTAAAGTTTCTATATTATCATATTCTTCACATTTTTTAGCTTTTAAAGTTCTTCCTGAAGACTCTTTAAATTGCTTTTTAATAGAGTCTAATCTTTCTCTTATCATTACTGTTGATTCTTTTTTAAGATCACGCATTTGATAATGAATATCACTTTCTCTAGCAGTATTAATAATTGTCATATAAGTTAATAACATTTTATTATCAATTAATTTTGCTGTAGTTTTTCTAGAACCGTTTTCTGAACTATTGCTATATACATTATCAATAGCATTTCCTATAGACTGTATGAACTCATATTCCATTTTTGCACCTTTTTATAGTTATTTAATTATATATTAATTATTATCTTTGTTATTAAAACTTTTATCATAACTACATTCTTGACATAAATTAAATTTTTTCATAGACTCACAGTCTTCTATAGTTGATATTAAAATTTTACATTTTGGACAATCAATGCTGATTGTAAATGAATCTATCGGTCTTATAAATTTAATATCATTAATAATTATTGTTTCATTTTCTTTATCTATTTTATTCCATTTTTTATTTTGCGTAAACATAAGAATCCTTATCTTTTGTTGTTATTTCAATATTTTTATCTACTATATCTTTAATAGCATCAACATGTGATATTACTAAAATTGTTTTAAAGTACTTTTTAAGACTAGAAAGAAGACGACCACAAGCCTCTACATTATTGTCATCTAAAGCGCCAAAACCTTCATCAATAATAAAAATATCAGACTTAGGTAAAGAAGAAATATTAATTAAAGCAACTCTAATAGCAATAGAAGACATCATTTTTTCCATTCCACTAGCACATTCAATTACTCTTTTAGAGTCACCATAATCAATATAGACTTCTAAATTATTATTGATTTCTTCTAAAGTTATTTTAAAGTTAGCAACTTCATTTAATATATTATTAATTTCATTATTGATAATAGGCAAAGAAGAATTAATAATTGATGTTGGAATTCCTTTTTTAGATATTGCAAAAGAATATAAATCATATATTTTCCATTTTTCTGCTAAAACTAAAAAATTATTTTTTTCTTCTATAAGACTTTCTATATTTTTTTCACATATAAAATTTTCTTGCTGAATCATGCTAATATTAGCTTCTATATTTTTAATATTTAGAGAAATTTTATTTAACTCATCATTAATTAAATTTAATTTTTTAATTGAATTTGCGCTTATTTTAGAAACTAATCTATCTTTTATGTTATTAAGTTGCTGAAGCTTTTCATTTAAGTTAAATATTTTTTCTTTATTATATTTTATAGAAGTAGATTCTATAGAAACTTTTGATTTTAATTTTTCTTCTTTAACTAATATTTCATTGTATTTTGTTATTTTTTGTGTAATTTGTTGCTCTTCAATATTGTTAATCACACCTTTTATTTCAAATATAGCAATTTCTATTTCCTTGATTGACTTTTCAACTTCAATTATTTCATTTTTTGAGTCATGAGCTTTTTTAATAAATTTACAATGTGAATATTGATCTCCGCAAGGAACTTGATCAAGAATTTTTAATTCATTTTTGTGTCTTTTTAGCTCTGTGGAAAATAATGTTTTTTGTGATTTAAAATTATTTAATTTTTTAAGTAAATTATTTAATTTTTCATTTTGTTCTTTAAGACTGTCTAAAGAATAACTTTCTTTAAACGCAACAATTTTTTCTATTTTTTCATTACAATTAGACAAGTTATTGTTAGAAATTAGTATGTTATTTTTAATGCTTTCTATTTTATTTTTAGTATACTCTATTTCTTTTTTTAT